TCATTTCAAAAAATGTTCAGCTTTTGCAATCACATCGGGATCTATTTTTTTGTTTTTTAGACACTCAGCCAGTTCTTTGATCAGACATATTGCCTGGATTGATTCTGCCATCTGTTCTTCAGTTTCGCCTGGGAAAATGTGATCACACAGATTTGTGATCAAGCTTGCTATCTGTTCAGTTCTCATAGGTCTTCAGCTGCTCAATCACGGCCAGCGTGGCTTTGGATGGTTCCCAGTCTTTGACGAACTCTGTAACTATGTTAAAGTCCTTGGATCGAATTTGACAGCGCACTTTGACATTAGCAACCTGTTTTACATCCCGGCCGATCGCTTTATATAAATAGGAATATTGCTGTTTGTTGAGTTCCATTTGATGAACTTGCTTGACTTCGCGTACCCTGCTGGAAATCAAATTGTTCAAATATCCGTATTCGCTCGGTGTCAACGGCGCATTCTCAGCGAGATTGCTTACCTTTCCTTCAAGTTCATTGATTCGCTTGTTATCTGTTTCTTGAACCTCGAACATCAGCTTCAGTGCAGCCATGGGGTCTTTCGGAACTTCATAACCGCCGGTTTTCCGGATAGATGGTAAGACTTCGGACGTGACCCATTTAGTAAACTTCTTCGCCTCCGGCTTCTTGCTCTGGAAGATTACTTTATACAAACCGGATTCATTAACAATATTTGATTCACCAGATAAGCCCCCTAAGTTAAACTTAGTCACCTCATCACCATCAAGCCTTCCTGCTACCATCGTCGGATTTGACAGCTCAAGAATATCACAGACATCCTTCAAAACGAACCAAGGCTCGTTTTCAATTAGCAACGTTCTTACTTCATTGCTATTGAAGTTATAGATTCTCAGATCATTCATTCTTGGATTCCTCCTTCGGAAACAGAAGCCTGAAGCAATGCTTCACTTTCGGATCTAACGACATTAGCCATGGCCAGGATAGCGCCTGACAAGCTTTGATTTTGCTTATAACAATATTCAGACAAAATATCCAAACATTGAGATACTGAGCTTAAATGGTTTCCTCTATCTTCGAGAAAATCTCTTGTTGTTTGATTCATAATAAAAACCTCCTTATTTGCTTTTGGAGGCATAGTATAGTAAAATAACTATGCCATGAAGGTGGCGGGGCAATTCTGTGCTTGGTCGTGCGTGAATTGCCTTTTTTATTGCTTTAATTCCGCTTTGACAAGTGAAATTCCTTTCAGGATAACTTCTGCCATCGAAATTCCCAATGCTTCAGCTATTTGTTGCAGTTCAGCGTGCTGTTCCTCAGAAATTCTAAGCTGGAAAGTCTTCTTTCTCGAAGCTCCACTTTTAGGCGGCCTTCCTGTTCTTGGACTCATGCTTCACTCCTTCCTAAATATGTCCATACATATAATAATATATGTACGTGCATAAGTCAAGCATAATAAAAACCTCCTTTTGATTTCGGAGGCACTGTTTGAAAAAATACACCGCATGCGGTATAATATCAGTGCCATGTAGGTGGTAGTAGAACGCTTCAACTTTGGTAGGGAGAACGTTCTACTTTTTTCTTTTGAGGACCTCTTGATAGACTTTTTCAACTCCAAGTAGAATTACATCGGTTTTGCTTACGTTTAATTCTTTTGCACAAAACTCTATCTTACTGAGTTCTTCATCAGTCGTTCTGATCTTGGTCTGATTTTTTCTTGGATTGTCTACCCTCGGTCTACCCATTTTTGGGGTCATCCTTTCCTCCTTTCTTCTGTGTACACGTTTAGTATAATTTAAGGTACACAAAAAGTAAAGAACTTTTTGTTCGACTAGAAAAAAATCTGATATAATAAAAGCAGGAGTCAGGGGTTGCAGCCCCCGGCTCCTAACGAAGCTTTAGGCTTCGATCCAAGCTATGAACTCTCGTAGGCTGTCCGCTTGATTGAGTTTATAGCTTTTTTCTTGGCACCAGAACTTGTAGATCAGGAATTCCAGTTTATTCAACTGTTTCACCCCCTTCTAGTAAGCGGCTTGCTATCCTCCTTTCCATCTCTCCTTACACTTATTATTATAAACGATTTCATTTATAAAACAAGTATTTTTTAATTTTTGCATTTATTTTTTAATATTTTCATTTATAATATTCTTAGGAGGGATTAACATGACTTTACAGCAACAAATAAAAATGGCTCTGACCTATAAGGGTATGTCATTGACCGAATTAGCGGCAGCGCTTAATATGACACCACAGGCATTTAACCAACGCATGAGGACTGCCAAATTCACAAAACAAGAATTGATAGATATCGCTGGCATTATAGGCTGTCAATATGTTTGTTATTTTGAGTTTCCAGACGGAACAAAGATATAAAAAAAGCCCCGGCCTCCAAATAGGAAGTCGGGGTATTTGTTATTTTTCAGGCAATGCCATAAGATCGTTGTAAAACTTTGTCATAGCACCGTTGCCGCCCATCTCATGATAAGCTTTATACATTTCAATTAGGTTATCTTTTGCATACAGCGGCATGGATCCACGCGCCATGTATTTATCGTGGTAATCAATAATCTGAATACGCAGTGTTGTAACTGACGCCGCAATTAACAATCCTATTTTGGCATCCTGTTTGTCATTGATCTCCTTATCCTTTTCCTGCAACCTTTTTTTCATGCTGTGATTCTGCTGTAATAGCCACACAGCATATCCACTTCCGGCAGATAGGATCATGAGTAGTGCTTGTTGGATAAACTGCCACATGGATTACTCCTTATGTGTCAACTGCTTGATAGTCTGATCAAAGCCTGTTGAAGCCCAGCCAGACACAGCACCAGCAATGATTCCCTCAACGGTAAAACCGCTCAGGATGCCGCCAAGAGCGGCACCAAGAATTAGCATAGCCAGTGGAATATATTTGTTTTGGAAAAACTCTGCTTTTTTTAAAGCTGATCCCAATGCGAAGCATCCAGCTACTACCAGTGGCATTAAAAACTGATTGATAATTTCTGTGATTTCCATTACATTTCCTCCTTATTTGAAATATCCCTTGTCAAAAGCAAACCATAAACCGCCATCAGTCAAGCACCACGGCTCGGCGGCAGACGTATATTGGTTTTTACCCTTGTTTTGGATATCCACGACTTTAACATTTTCCCCGGGTTGCAGATAGCTTACGATCGCACCTGACGGCGCACTTTTGCGCAGCGGATAACCTTTTGATGTGCTGGCTTTAGTACATTTAAAGATCATCGTCTGACCTGCTGGGATTACTGGCACATCTGGATCAGGTTGCGGATCAGGATCTGGCTGCTCCGTTTTATAAAACGTCAGTACGTTTGGCAGCGCTCTGCCGGTATAGACTTTTTTAGTACCGTACACAATCATCTGAGAGCTGCCACCGCTGTCCAGCATTGCGCAGTAAACCATGTTATAGGCTTTAGCAAACTGGCGGCAGGCGATGCCGTTGAGCTTACCAGAGACAACTGCAAAGACGTCAACACCGTCGGCATCACGCATGTGCAGTGTCTGAGTGTTGGCAGTTGTGTACTTAGACTGACCGGAGCCGCTGGAGATCATCGTTACCTCCTTGCCATCCAGCAGGACGATGCACGCTGGACTGTAGCCTACCTTGACCTCATCCCCCGGGTACTCCCAGCTTGCGAGATCACCGGCGACCAGCTTGTTATCCTTGGTCACGACTACGTCCAGCCACTCAACTTGATCTGGTCGACCGTCTGCAGTAAATCCCTGGTGCCGACCGCAGACGGTGCCACGCTCTGAGCCAGACATGACAAAGTAGCTGCAGTTTACTTTACAGTGATGGATGTGATCATCGTCGATCTTGTCGATGGTCTTAAGTACCTTATCCCCGCCCGCAGACATTAAGCCGATATCCTGATCCTCTTTGCGCTTGTAGACGTGGATCGTCTGGCCTTGCCATGCGATACTTTGATACCCTGGTTTTAAATACATTACGCTATCCTCCTCGTACATTAAAAAAGGACACTTTAACCAGTGTGTCCATGTTTCGCGGTACATTGCCGCGGACTTGTTGATAAATTGTGACTTGACGACGCAGCCGCCAACGGATCCCCAGCGTTTAGCTGTGGCCTCGATGACCTGGCCGCCGCCGATGTAGATCCCGATGTGGCCCTGCTGCCAGACCAGCAGTCCCGGGATCTCTGGGATCGTGTCGACCGGACCCTTGACCGTTGCCTTGGAGTACATCTGATCAGCATTGATATCCGGTGCTGTCTTACCATAATAACCAGTGTTGCCGGGGCCGTAGTCGTGCCACAAGAAGCACTTAATCAAACCGACGCAATCAAACACCCGGCGACTGGATGAGTCATAGCGTCCGATCCCGCCGAGCTGGTAGATGGTCTTACGACTGAGCTGCTGCTCTGCCCATGAGCAGAGGTCAGCAGCTGATGTGTAATCGTACATAGGTATATCACTCCTTTTGCTATCCCAAAGGTTCCAACCACATAGTCACGGATATTTTTCCAAACCGATAATCCGAAATCAAACTTCCGCTGCCGTTGGAAGCTTTTATTTTGATTGCGGTAATGGTACTCGCTTGTGCAACATCCCCATCGTATGCCCCTAACGGGTTTATATACTGCGTACTATCTGTACCAGCAGACATCCATCCGGAACCGCCGTTGCGCACGACGCGATACATCATTTTGTTGTTGTTGTCCCAAACCTCAAAAACGTAGCTCGGTGATTCACCTTTCCCGGAATTGATTTTCATTTCCGGCTCAATTTTTACGCATAAAGGAATGCATCCGGCGGGTATATCCAAAGTTTGAGTTAAACCACCGTTTGCCGTGCCTGATTTTGCCGGAAGACTACATAACTCTCCAGTTTTGACCTGATACCCCGGGAAATCGCCGATTCCAGCGATCTTCCCCGGATACTCAGACAGCGGAATTGTTCCGGTCATATCTATACCTTTGTCTGCGATAGCTTGTCTGATATCGTCACGAATATCAACAAGCTGTATTAATGTTTCTGATATCGCCATTTAGTTCGCCACCTTCTCATAATATACAATCGCACAGCCAGCGCAGTTATATACCGTTCCATTCCATATTTCTACTTTAATGTGAGTGTAAATCATACCTTCAGGATTAAAGGACCCTGTAGAAACAGCGCCATTCACTGCTTGTATTGACCCATAATATGCTTCTTTATATGTAGATCCATTATCAGTAGACGTCGATATTCTGCAATAATGATAGAACGACCTATCGTCACCGCCTTTTTGAATATACAAGCACCAAACAACTCTATTCAAAGCACAATTACACTCTTTTATTAAAGGTGTTGGAGTATTAGCATTTCCGGAAGTAATAACTGAAACAAATGTTTGACCTCCCCCACTCAGTTCGGCAACCTTCTCGCCGTATCCAGTAAACGGAACATCCGTCACGTCAACGCCCTTAGCAATCAAGGCTTGCTTGATATCAGACTTAACCGCCTGCAGCTGCGCCATTTTTTCCTGTACTGTCATACCTTACACCCCCAGTAGCTCAGTCAGCTGAGCGTCAAAGTCCGTTCCATTAATGACGGCAGAGAGTGCGCCGTCAATATCACCAATAACCTTTGCTACTACTTTATTCTGCACCGGATTCTCGCTTGTCATGGATAGCGCTGAATCAATCGGGTGCGTGTGATTCGTTGGTGATTTATTCGCCAGTTCACTTTCAACGGTACTTCCGTTTTCTGTCAATACATTGTCCGCTGACGTTTTAGGATAAAGGGCAATTGTTTCATCCTGGCTCATCAAAGTGCCTTTTTTGATCATCGCCATCTTATACCTCCCTATTTTCTCCTACAACAAACTTAACGCCCTCTAATGATGTGGAAAGTCCGTTTTCAACGATTTCAAAAGACGTTTTTTTGTTGATTAAATTCAAAAGATTTCCGACTGTATTCTCGTCTAAAATATCCTTCAAACTATCTAACCAAGCGTTAAATATAGCCTCTTTTTCCGGCATGTACCGATCAATCCACCCTTGCAACTGAAGTGCTAAGGTAGTTGTGTCGATACCCTGAACCGTCTGAACAACAATCCCACAGTAAGTCGTATTTAGTCGCAGGTCCGTGATGTACTCCTGAAGGATTACAGATGAATTTTTATTAACCCTCACATCCGCGATCCCTAATTCATAAATGTCACCAATCTCTCCGGATGCCGGCCGGGTTATTTCTGGAGCTACTGGCGCGCTTGCTGGCGTACCCTTTTTTGCAACAAGCGCTATCTGCCGGGTACGAAGGTCAAGCTGCAGGACAATTCGATCAATCCGATCTAATGTATCGCCTCGTTCTAATGTCAAATGTTCCGGTAAATCCGACCATCCGAAATAGCCATTAATCCAGCACTTGCCCGGCTGGATATTGAGCGTCATATTTCCACCGGCAAGCACCTGGAAATTTGTTGAAGGATTGGGAAAAACGCCGTTGCCTATAAAAGAGTTGAAATACTCTGCATAGAACTCCGCATCTTCCGCCCGGTCAAACATAGGCATGCCTTCGCTATCGTAGCCGGTGATTTCACTGTTAAAAAAACCGCTTCTCACTGATTCTCAGCCTCCTCTCTTTATCTTTTCTGTGATGGACTTATAATCATCCCCGAAGATGATAGTAACCGTCAGTGACGTTCCCTCGTAGGCCTCGTCAATCTCTGTGATCCGCTTGTTTACAGACAGCTGAATCTTGTGATTAACGTAAATACAAAGATCGCCGAGATCAAAGTCCTTTTTATAGATCAAGTTTGACTGATGATCTACGTTGCTGTTAAAAACCTCTGTGCGCTTGTAATCCTGAAGCTTTTCAAGACCACGCTGATATAACAAAGCCTGATATTCCTGATCGGTGAAATCCTCCTGATCCCCTCTTTTTTTCTGTAAATCTCTGGCGTCAATATAAACTTCCCGGCGTTCTTCACCGTTAGTGCAATCGACTTCCGCCACGATGCGTCCGGGTCCTTCACCTTCGCCAGCGACAAAAGCGAAATTTCTATATTCCGTTTCATCGACCGAATATTCAAGGTTTACCACATTCTCGAAATTGCTTGAGAATAAGGCGATGGGGTTTTCACTTTGTTCATCTGTCCGATCAAGACCTTTCCAGACTTCAAACTGAAGCCTGTTTGTCAGAAAGTCATACTTTATCCTGTGTGACAGGTCTTCCACGGCTTCCAGTTCATAAAGTTTCTCCGAAAGGTTGTCGCCTGTACTCTGTGTGTCAATTACAGAGCCAAGTTCTGCTAGCTGGCCAAGTTCAAGATTACCAATCTTCCTTTTCGGATCGTTGATACAAATATCAGATACCAGCTGCCGGCACACTTCCTCGACCGTCCCTTTCAAAGTAACGGTTTTAGATATGACCCGACGATAAAGCAGCGCTTCTAAAAATCGGCCTTTGATTGTGACCATTTCGAGATTGCTTTCATCCTGGGTAAACCCTACGTTTTCAATCAAGCCAACTTCTGCGGCATCTGGCCGGTAAATATACTTTGCACTCTTGGCTAAGACAAAATATTTCGGATCAGCCGTTACCAGCTGAAAATCTCCTGGGGCTTTATACCTCCGATTCCACAAAAGCGAAGAAAAACCGTCCAGAATACAAACGGTTTGAAACTCACGATCTAAAAGGTAAATGTCCACAGCTACACCCCCAGATACTTCGGCGTGTAGTACGGCCGAACCTCGATGTTGATATAGTTCTCATCAGCGTCGTAGCGCAATAAGTTGTCACCTACGTCAATATTAAAAAAGGTGGAATGACGATCCAGAAGATGAATCACATTCTCCCCATTGAGCTCAACCCGCTTTGATCGCTCATTTGTATTAAATGTGAGCCTGTCCCCTTTTTGCATAGTCAGCACAGCCCTCAGATATTCGCCAGTCGAAGCCTTTATCAATTTCGGATTAACCACAGTTCCGCGGAGTGCAACAAAGACGATTTCAACGCCGGTTGCGGCATCACCTGGATTGTTCAACAGCACCTCTCGTTTAAATGTCTTGTATCCCATGATCTTCCCTTTCCCAATCGGAATACCGAGCGGAAAAGCGAATTGCTTCGTGATATGTGCGATATTTTTTCCGAAACTATCCATATCATTCCAATACGGCTTCGGACAAATTAAATCGATCGTAAAAGACAAATTTTCCCACAGTGTCGCCGGAGTGATAACGTCAAATTTATTGACAATATAGTCGATATTCCTTTCAACCCCACAATAATTCACGATCAAATTCCCAGTCGTTTTCGGGTTAAAGAAATGGATCAGCTGCTGACGGTGCAGCTCTTGGTTTTGCGTTATGCTCAGTTCCGCTGTGACAGATATGAGCCGATCAATCAAATAGATTCCGGATACCGCTGAACCGTCTTGAAGAACGTTCTGGGTTTTAGCCAGGAGGACGTCTGGTGCAGCGATCCCGGAATAAGTAACAATGCCGTAGCTTGTTCCGGATCCCAACTTGATTTCTTGGCCTTTTGATTTAAAGGTAAAATTCAATGTCTTTTCCATGGTGTCCCCCTTTCTAAACTTTTACCAAATCCCTGGACGCACGACGGATTTCTCGCGCCGTTTCGACTGCGGACTTGCACGGTTGATTAATGTTTATGATCTGCTGGATAGAAGCAGGATCAGCTCCACCCCGGTTATTCTGAGCGGTTCCAGATAAACCAAAGGTTAAATGCTGACCAAGCATTGATTGACTGGCAAGAACGGCGTTCTGAGCGGCAGAAACCATGCTCTCAGCACTGATTCGTGCAGCGGAAGCTACTTGTTGCTGTTCTTCTTCGATCCCAACCACAAGGCCGCGATCGTAGTCTCTGCCAACTTGTGCCATTACTTTTGACGGAGAATGAGAGTCTAGAGCCGCTTTTGCAGCATTGATTGCCGCGACGGCTACTTCGATAGCTGCGTTAATGACTCCCGATCTTCCTTGCCTGATCCCTTCTGCCATCCCATCAGAAATGGCCCGGCCGACTGGCGGGGCTTCTTCTTCAGCGATCTTCTTCAGATTTGCCAGCTGTTCATGCAGCTTCTCGGCGTCTTCGTCGTAATGTTCCTGATCCTGTTCTACCTTTTCTTCCTGCATTTCATCCGATCTGATGACTTCTTCTTCGTGCGCTACTTCCGCAGCGTCCGTTTTTTCTGCGATGTAGTCAGACTGATCGATCAAAGATTGATCGTAGCCGGCTTCTTCAATCGCGGCTTTATCGGAAACGCCAGTATCTAGGACGTTCTTTTCGTCTTCCACGGCCGTTGACGTGGCTTGAACTCTTGATTGATTCTGTACTCGGCGCAATTCATCCAGTGTCGGCTGCTTCGCTTGAATTCCTTCGATTTCGCCTTCCACTGTCGCCATCCCCAGCGCCTGAGCGTCAAGAGTGGATTGTTCCAGCTGCTCCGCGGCATGCTTTCGGCGCTGTTCCGCTTCCTGCAGGTCAGCTTCGATCTGTTTCTTGATCTTATCACTGTTTGTTTGCTCTAAAAGTTGAAGCAAAGATTCGCATTGTGCGGATTCGTCTTCATACTGCTTCAGGAGGGCTTCATGGTTTTCGGTGGAAAATTCAGCCGTTGCATTGATCATTGATGAAACACCATTCAGATATTCGTTCACCGTTTCCATGTTTTTTGACTGGATACCTTCAGAAAGAGTTTCATACTCTGCAATCACTGTCACCGACTGATTGTACATATCCTGAGAGAGCTGAAGATTGTCCTGAGCCATGGTTAAGGCACTCTGCGCTTTGTTCACAGCCACTTGATTGGTGTAAGAATCCGGATTTTCATTATAAGCCGCCAAAGCTTCATCATAAGTGACCTGCGCGTCATTCAGCTGTTGCTGTGATGTCGCCACGTCTTTAATGGCCTGCGATCGGTTCTTCAACGCCTCAGCAAACTGGTCTTCCATGGAATTCAAAAGGATCTCAGCTTTCTTCAGCTCCATCAAATTTTGCAGTTCACCAGCGGCGTCAATGTAGGCGCCTTTTTCATCTTCGATGAATTTTATGGTGTCTGGATACTGCTCGTTGATTTTATCCGTGATGTACTTGACCCGCTCTTTTGACCCGGTCACATTGCCTTCAGCATCAACCAAGGTCTGAAGTTCATTGTAAAGTCGCTGGGTGTAATCAATCTGCGAGAGATCTGTAGTTAGTTTTTCTTCCTGGGCTGCTTTCAGTTCATCCCAGCGCTGCTTTTCATCCTTCAAGGACTTATTCATGTCCTGCACCGCGGTATTGCCTTTATCGTAATTCGCAACAAGCGCACCGATAGACACTGCCAAGGCGCCAATACCGGCAATCAGCCACATGTGAGGTGACGCCAGCTGCGCAGCGTTGAGAGCGAGTTGCTTAATGGTGGCTGATCCGAGCAAGGCGGTCTTGGTACTGATTAGCCCATTATGGACGCCTTCGGCTACTGTAGCACCTTTTGAAGTCAATAAATAACCAGAAAGGGCATTTTTCAGTTTCTTCCAAGCAACCATTGTAGAATCCAGCTTATTCGCAGCCTTAAAAGCAACGACAGCCGTTGTCATACCTGTAACGATTCCGGCAATAGGCTTTCCGTGATCAATGACCCATGCAAAGCCGTCTATCATCTTCGGGATCCATTCTCCGGCCAGTTTTACAAGTTCCTTCAGCAAGCCCGAAAAAGCCCCTGCAATCGTGTCCACGCTCTTTGACAACTTCCCACTGGACATTTCCTTGGAAAGTTTATCCACTTCCGAGATTGAGCCTTCCATTGCATCTTTTAGCGGTTCTTTGAATTTCTCGTATGCTTGAATGCCGACATTTTTTAAGGATTCGCCCATGACCCGGCTCTTGTCCTCAAAGGTGTCGGACATTTTCTCATACGCCTCACCTACAAGGTCTGTGCTTGTGCTCATTGCGTTGAGATTACTTGTGTACTGTTCAGCATTTTTCCCAGCCATGGATAATGCCGCTTTGCCAGCTTCGATGGATGAAAACATGTCAAGAAGTGACTTGTTGTTGTCCTTGGCATAATCATCCATGAGGTCTAGCACTTCGTTAAGCGGCACACCGGCAGCCATTAAGTCCTGAAATGACTTTCCGGCATAGTCTGTGTTCTTCGTTGCTTCGTCTAAAGCCACCGAAGCCTGCGTTCCGGATTTGCCAAGCTCAGCGAATAGACTATTAAGCTGTGTGGTGGCCTGTGCTGTCGGCTTACCTTGCGCGGTCATTGTAGCCAGTGCAGCACCAACCTGTTCGAAGGAAACAGACATCGCCGCAGCGGTTGGAGTAACCTGTGCTAAGACAGAGCCTAATTCACCAACGGTCGTGATACCTTTGTTTTGCGTAGCCATTAAGATTTTGTGGATTTTGTCAGTTTCCGAAACGTCCATCTTATAGGCGTTTAAAACCTTTGCAGTTGCAGTGACTGCCGTATCAATGTCGGTAAAACCGGCTTTGGCCAACTTGGCGTTTTTCTCCATGTAGTCCATGGCGTCGCCCATGTCCTCGGTGACTGGAATACCGGCGGACAAAGCGTTGTAGAGAGAATTACCGATCGTATCTGCAGCCAAGCCAGAAGAACTAGACAACTTAAGAATCCGATCGTTTAACACATCAGTTTTAACCGCAGTATCGGCGAACAAAGTGCTCGCCTTTGCGGTCGATGTTTCAAACTTGCTTCCGACATTTACAACCGCAGCGCTTAAACCTGCGATCGCAGTCGTTGCAGTTCCAACGCCGGCAGCCAGCGTTTTTGTGAGAGTAGATATTCCGCGGTCAAGCCCTGACTGATCTATCTTTGTATCAATGATGATCGAGCCATCAGCTCTACTCATTCCGCTTCACCTCCCCTGTTTCTGTCAATCCGATTGCTGCTGAAAACGAATTCGCGAATCCTGATTTAACAGGCTTTTTGGCATCCGGGAGCTGATATAACTTTTTCATTCGTGCGTAATAAGCGCGCTGCTCTTTTGGCATCTTGCTATCTAATACGACGGATCGGAAACCGATGACCTCGGCGAATTTACTATTCTTGTTGAGCTGGAGAAGCAAAGTACGAAAAACCCACCAATGAAGGTGGGCCGTACTAAGGTCAATGCCATATTGAGAATAAAAATCGCCGTAAATATAAGCTGAATCTGAGTCAAAAGAATAAACCCTCTTTTGTATTCTTGAATTACCCTCTGGTTCTTCATTCATGCTGTAAAATCTGATGATCTGACTTATCATCTCTTCTACAAATTCTGGCAGCTTTAAGTTTTCCACAAGTTCAGGTGTAAGGTCAACGATCATCAAATCGAGTAGTTTAATCAGTTTGTCCACCGGGTCAATATCGTCAAAAAGAAGAGCCTCCAATTTAATGAAGGCTCTGAAATCTGTCTGTATTCTATACTCCTGCCCCTGCACTTTGATCGTGTCAGGAAGACGATCGATCAAAATGTTCATAGTTTAATACAGCCGTTTCTCTGATTGATTGATCTCGGAAATGATATAAGACAGAAGATCTAAATGGTGGATTAAATTGACAGTTCTTCCGGCAAAAATCTGCTCATAACTTCCGGCGCCCAAGAATCCATTTACCGCCTTCTTCGCAGATTCACACCAGGTCAGAGCAATCTTTTCAATATCACCTTTTCCTTTTTCCTGAAACTCATTGATATCATTCAGAAGTTTCATCGTGGATCCTTTGAGCTGGTCAAAAGATTTAATAGTTTCCGGCAAGCCCATGTTGATGGTAAAACTCTTTCCTTCAATTTCAAGAAGTGTTTCGGTATTTCGAAATTCAAATTTACTCATTTAGAATTCTCCCCTCTTATGCAGCTGCAGAAGCTTCAGTGAATGTTTTTGTTTTTGGATCGAAATCGCCTTTAACTGGATCGCCTTTATACAAGAAAGAACCGGTCAGAGCCAGGGATTCGCCACCTTTTCCGGAGCCCGGATTATCCGCAAGAATCGCGATCCGCTGCTTATAAGCCAGCAACTTGCCGGCGTCTGATCCTTGAATCCACGTATACACAATCAAAACATCAGTTTCACACTCCGAACCCGTCTTCCGGCCTCGGCCAATATCGGCGATAAACGTGCACACTGGATCAGCCTTGTCCAATTCTGCCTCGAAAGAAGATTCCGGAGCGTAACCAGTGACAGAAGATGTTCCGTTTTTTTGATGGATGTAATGAGAATCCTTGCGAATCGGATTTAATGCTTCAGTCAAGTCGTTAAAGCCTTGACCGATTAAATTCCACGTAGGAGCTTCTGCGGTTGCAGTTGTGTTTAAGTAGCTGAGCAACTCGTCACGAGTTGCAATTCCTGTTTTGTTTAATTCATCGGACATTTTTAAATTTCCTCCTATTCAAATTTCGATTTCTGTTGGTATTCCAAGCTATAAATCGCCATATAGTCTTCTGTTCCGTCTTCATGGCGATTATTACAGATTGGAATGGACGTCATTTCTATTTTTCGGCAAATCCGGCAGCCGCCGAGGTCAGGAAGGTTTTCAGTATTTGAGAAAAAGGAACCGATATCATTTAAGACACGAGTCCCCTCTATCCGATCAGCCGTATCCCGGCCACTGACGCGATACCAGATCGCAAACGGAAACAAGCCGGTAAAACCACCAATGATGTTCACGTTTAACTTCTGCGCACCACGTAGCTGCTGGATACACATGGACGGCGGCTTTTCATCCAATACTTCCAGGTTGATCTTGCAGGGCAAGCCAGAGATCTCGTTTAGCGCTGGAAGCAAAACTTCAATAATCTGCTTTCGTTCTGATCCGGATAGTTCTTGCACTTTATTTTCCGCCAAGTTTCTTCACCCCTTCCAACCACTTTTCTTTATTCGCAGCTTTTGCAACTTCAAACCACTGTGTCGTGGCCTGCGGATGTTTGTCTTTACTTTTAACAGGACATCCATAATATTGAGGTTTCGCATAGGGTTCTCTATAAATTAAGATTCCCTCACCGATTGCGGAATGCTCCAAAGCTGAGGACGCTAACATTCCAGTATCCATCGGAACATAAGGATCCGAGTCTGCAATTACCTCTTCATCCAGCCAAGCTTGAGCTAGTTTGACATCTTTTGAGAATCTCTCTTTTAACGCTTTTACATCAATATCGAGAGTTACACTCATTTTGCGGTCACTTCCCAGTGGTGGATTCTTTCGCTTCCGTGGATCAGATGGTCTGCCGCGGTGATTGTATAACCGTCGGACGGTTCCGATCCAACTACAATACCAAGGCAGATAATAGCGTTCTTGCAAAAAGCACAAACCTTCTCTTTTTCGGCTGTCGAGAGTTTCTCATATTCTTCTGGATCGATCAGCAGCTTATCAGGCTTCGCTTGACAATCAAAGGCAGCCAGAAACAACTTATCTTCTGACGCGTCTCCTGTCTGCTTCCGACTTTTGGCGTTGGTCGTGTCATAAAAAACATTATGGATCACTGTGCGAATCCAGCGTTCTTTATAATCGACTTCTCCAAGGCGGTTATAAAGAGTAATCGTTTGGCGGCATTTCATGGTTGCCTCACTCCCATCCCGCAGTATAAATACCCCGCAGCCTGAAGGATATCGTAAGCCAGCGCAGATACCGGAATCCCATGAATAAAGACTTGGGTCTGTCGATTGTAGGTAACAGAGTAAGAGCCAAGGCTTTCCGACGCTTCGTCAGCTCCAGTAATACCGTGTACAGCTTCATTTCCACCTAACAGGTGTAAATGCTCGATCTCATAGCAAAGCGCCTTGCGTAAAGCGACAGGCGGATCAGTCATTGAGTCATACCGATATAAAGTCAAAATATTAAGAACATCTTGGGCGCGGTCAAGGAGGACCGCAAAGTCCTCCCCTGTATCAACACCCTTAAATGTGTCCTTGTAATACGATAGGTCAGCCCAATAGGCCATTACTCAGTTTTGACGACGATCGTCGCCTGTCCTGCTTTCTTGGCTTTATTTTCGGAATCGACTTCAACGACCACAATTTTGTTTCCGGCCGTCACCCCGGAGATCTCAGAGGTACCATCCCAGGCGGTGTATCCCTGCGCGCAGACCTGATCTGCCGACGGCATTGTTACGGTGGCGCCGGTCTTGTATTTATACGAATTGCCATCGGTTTTCGCCGGTGATACGGTCACCGCAGTTGTTCCAACCGTTGTGCCAGCTGCCGAAGTTACGGTTAACTCACCCAGTGTTGGAGTTGTCCCCGTCGCCGGCACAACCGCACAGAAAGCATCCTCCTTAACTACCAGGAAGCCCAAGCGCATTGTTGCCTTAATGGCGATCATGTCCTGCTCGGCCAAAGACAGCGGCTTTCCATCTTCGCCCAGAGTATCCTGCAGTGTGGCTTCCTTCAGGATTTCATACTGCAAGCCTTCGCGAATACCGACAATCGCATATTTCCATTCCCCGCCGATCAGTTCAGCCTTCGCTTTATCAAATGCGCCGTTACGCGAGAAAGCGATTGGGCAATTGTAGAATTCAGTACCGTCAACGCCAGTAACATACAGCTGATTCCCGTTGGCGTCGCGCAGCTTACGCAGCTTGTTCTTGATCGAGTAGGCTCCGACAAAGCCGTCAACGTCAAAGCCGGCTTCCTCAATCGTTGCCATGGCGTCGGATACGTCCAGATCCAATGTCTTGTTTGTGCCTTCTGCGATCTTATGATCTGCTTTCATATTGCCGAAAATGGAAGTGCTGAACGGGGAGTCTGTGCCAAAATATCCCGCGGCGTCAATCGCTTTATAAAACGCCTCTGCAATGCTTTCTCGCATTTCGTTGAAAACATCAATCGTCGAGTCATTCAGCTTTTCTTTTGTGCACGGAATGATGACGGCCAGCTTTTTCGCTTCGATTTCAGGATGGATCCAGGTTGCCTTGGATGTGTGGATGCGCTGGCCTTCGCCGACCCAGTAAGCACCCGGGCCTTCGACCAAAACATTAAACTTCTTCTTCTCGGAAGCCATGTCTTCGACCTTTGCCAGCTTCAGCAAAGAGGATCCTTCTGCAATCATTTTAATAATGTCTGTCGCCTGTGGAGTTGGAACAAAACCTGTTAATTCGTCTTTTAAAAATGCCATGTTATCTTACCTTACCTTTCTTCATCGAATTGATAATTTCCGCAGGACTCATTTTAGAATCCTGCTTTTTCTTGCCGTTTTGAAGCTTCAATGATGTAACAAGGGTCTTTTTCAGCGGGTCTTCAGGATCCGCTTCTTCACCGTCCGCATCTTCCAGCAAATACTTCGGATTTTCCTTCGCAAAGGTTGCCAACGCTTTCTTAAAATCCGTCTTTTCATCTACGGACTTTCCAACCTGGAAAGCCACATAATCATAAAATTCAGGATTGACTTTAGCTTCTGCCATCATCTCTTTCCGTTCGTAAGCCGTCAGTTTGTTCAGAGCTTCGTCGCGCTCTCTTTCGGCTTTGGATTTCGCTTCATTTGCGATTTCCTCCGCGGATTTCTTTGTTTTTAGATACTCCTGATAATCCTTCATTGCGGATTTCAGATCATCCTCTTTTTCAAAACCTAGAGATTTTAAAAATCCGGATTTTTCCTTTCCCTTTGCGGCCGCCACAAGGCGATTGACGTCGTCATCCGTGTACTTTGCTTCCGGTTTTGTTTCAGCTCCAGCGGCGCCGCCTTCACTTCCTCCATCACCTTCCGCAAATAGCTGGATGTTCAGCTTCAATTTGTTGTTTTCCATCTTTTTTACCCTCCTGCCTGCGTTTTAATTTCAAGGAGCGCAGCCTCCCGGCCCGTGATTGATTCGGAGCACGGCCTCCTCATCCCTGTTTTTTTACGCCGTTCAGGCAAAAGGCAAGAAAAAAGCGCCGATTATTCAGCGCTTGTTCCTTTATCTTCACTTTCCTGTTCTTTTACAGCTTCTTTCCATGGCTTTATTCCCCCTCCGGATTGAAACCATTCATAATCTTTTTTTGCTTGCTCAGGTGCTCCTTCTTTTAATTTGTATTTACCATCTTTCGCGTCAAAGTAACACCATTCAATCATTAAATCAGTCGGTACCTTTTGCATTACTTAAGCTCCTTTAATTTCAACGTAATATATTTTACAACTTTATTTTCCGAACCGATAGTCAATGCTTTCGCGATTGACTGAGCTATGATTTCCTGATTCGTTTCATCAATTGTTGGTCGGGTGAACGGATAATCACCTATCTCTTTTTTCAAATTCATAAAATCATCAGGAAATAAACTTGCTGCCTCATTGACAAAATCGTTATTGATATCACGGAAAATATACCGCATTTTATCCCACGTTGCATCAGTAACGGGTTTCCCTATCTCTAATCCTGCTTTTTTCATGGCGTAAGTATACAAAAGGCTATGTGCTCCTTCATGTATAAACAAAGCTTCCGATGTTGTTCCAGAGAAATAAAATCCTCGGTCAATTCCTGCTTTGATTTCGTTTTCTATAAGTGAAATATCGCTTGATGCTATTCCGAAATTAAAGCCTTTCCGCAAAATATATTGTTTTCCATCAAAAACAGAGATCATCTCTACAGAAAATATTTCCCCTTCCGTCGCATTTTTGAATATGTCTACATCACCAAACACATCATCAGAAATCACTTTTAGCATATTCTCTGCCTTGCTTATTTTTTGGAGAACTTTATCATCAATATCCAATATCTCACAATTATACGGTGATTTTCCACGCAAGTCATTTTTAATTCGATTAAAACCAGTATAAACTTGCTCACGATCATACCGCCGCGTCCTTCCGGATTCATTGATAAACTCTCGTAGCTTCTTCTGTTTCTGTTTGACCTTCTCAGCGGCAGTTTTGGCTCCCTCAGCGTCGTTTGCGTTTTCCGCCATGGATTTCTCGCGTTTCGCTTTGCGCACCGCACGCTCAAGCTCTCGCTGCTTCTGCGACAATGCGTAATCTCTGTCGTTCTCTCCTTGCGGCTGAACTTCGGAAGTGATTGTTGACACACCTGGCATAAACGGAAAAAGGTAATGCCCGCAGTTAATTCCAAGCAGGCCGTCAGGCTGACCGTATGACGTATCGCCTAATCCGACATATTGCACACGGTTTCCGTTGCCATCCTCACAGGTACCGGATTTTCCACTTTTGGAAACCAGTTTACCTTGATAGGGATAGCACTTCGGCCGAGCGCCGGCGTGATTGGACACCTGCGCGAGATCGTATCCGTACCTGTCCATATTGACGAATGACGTGAGGTTCGTGACATTTTTATTTGATGTTTTAAGCAACATGGAAACATAAGCTTCTGGGCTCCATTCCCGGCCAATTTTGTCAGTAAAAGCGGTTAAATTGTCATTTGCCAGCTTCGCGATGCAAGACCGCATTGCTTCCTGATAGGTTTTTTCACCATCTACGAGCTGTGCAGCGGTGTTATAAATCAAATTGGAATACTCTTGTTTGACGCTTTTAAGCATTGTCGCCGCGGTGAGGTTTAGTCGATCACGGGTCTGGCCGTAAAAAAACTCCATAGCAGCTTTAAACGGGTCTAAATCAGGATGATCTTTGAAATTATCATCGTTCACCCGCCCACCTGTAACTATTTCGGCAGTTTGCCTGAGCGCCTTGGTTACGGCTGTTGCGACCGGTAATTTCAGCCCATCTTTAACCGCCTGCTGGAATTGTTCCGCAGTTCGCGCAGTTTCCCGGTCAGCTGCAGCTTCCATCTCCGCTTCAAGTTCTTCCGGCACTTCGGCCAATTGCTTCTTGATCTCTTTCTTGGCTTCTTGCTTAAGATTCTCACTTTCCGAGATTTTCTTAATTTTCCACTTTTCGGGATCAGTTTCAGCCTCCTGAGCGTTTTCATCAATCTTCACGCAGCTTGCGATCATGTCCAGGAGGGTGTCTTCCAGAGCCAGGTATCGTTCCTTTATGCTCATTCATCTTTTTCCTCCTTTCCTTTTGATTTTGTTGTTCCGAAGAAATCAGCATCGCTATCTCCCTCGACCTTATCCTCGTCGGTGATCTGATCCAGCATTTTTTGCGCCTCTTTTTCGTCTACTTCGTAAAGATCCATGATCGCTTTAATCCGTGGCTTCAGACGAGCGTTAGTCAATTTAATGTTGTTGTCAATCTCCGTGTTTTCATCGGTGATGATGGAATCATCAAAGTTAACGGAGATTTCCAAAGAGTCGTCTGGTAATCGACCATGCAATAAAAAAGCAATCGCCTTTACCATATTGACGATTGCCTCCTCGACTGTTTGCTCATGTTTTATGAGGTTGTTATACATATCCGACTTAACGCTGATTACCTCGGTCGCTGTCTTAACTGCGCCTTTATCGAACTTGTACCGATCGGTGCCAAAGCCCACCTTATCGCTGATCAGATTCAAGCAATCTTGCAGCGCTTTACTATGAGCTTCAGCGCGGATTTCCGGGTTGATGTCGATCAGCATATCCTTTTTGTCCTGAGCGTCCTTGACGTCCAACGCATAGAAGGCTGTATCATTGCTGTCAAACACAGGCCGATTACCGTTAGCATCAGCCATTTTTTGAGCCAAAGTTACAGGCACAATCAAGCGTTTCTTTCCAAGCACAAATTCGTTCATGTAGCTGTCATAGACCAGATCAATTCCCTTGATCTGATCCAGCGCATTAAAAAAGACGCTGATTCCAAACGGAGCATCAAGGTCAAGGTTATTAACAATGTTCGGCCGGACAATCTGAAATAAAGGTAGCTCTGATTTAGTATCCCAATCTTCCGGCACTCCATCGGGCAGGGGGATTTCCTTCAAATATGAAGCGTTCGATCGATACAGCTTATTTTTTACATGATAAGTACGACCTTCTCGGCAATGAATTGCGAGATAAATACATTCTTTTCCGTCGACAATTTTTTGAGAAGCAAACGCGCACTCTGTAATTTCGTCGTCATCCCAAACAAGTGGAAAGATTAAGTCAGCACGCACATAGTCAATGAAAATCTTCTTTTCCTCACCAACCTCAGCCCGCTCTACGAAAGCGCCGGTCCCTAAGGCGAAAGCAACCTCGACGAGCTTGTTCGCCCTGCTGAAAAATTTGTTCTTCTTCAGGATATCCTGGATCTCTTTTTTCAGGCTTTCGTCGTTGATATTGATTTCCACTTTCTCGTTTAAGATCAGATTCGCCCAGTCTTCGCTGACTTTTTTTGCCATCTGCATCGACTTTCGGATAGCCGAAACAGATTCGATTCCGTTGTAGTAAGTATAGCGATGAAACGAATTAACCTTTCCTGCATACCAGCTTTTGAACGCTTCTATTTTTGGCAGATAGTCCTGGTAGCTGGCTACCGGATATCCCATCTTACCTAGGGTTCTTAATATCAAATTGTTGTCCAATATATATCATCTCCTCGCTAAATCTAATATGTCGCCGAAGTACGGCTCAAGTGAATACTCGCAGGCGTCCAAACTGTCAATGTTCGTGCTGCCATCATCCAACCGGTCGTCTGTTTCACGTTCCTTAGCCCACACGGCATCCCGAAAAGCTTCTTGTAGGTGCTTGCAGTGCCTCATAATTTTGTACCTATGCAGCGACTGCAAAGCTGAAAAGAATTCAATTCGGTCATTAATTGGACCTTTTCGCGCATTGTTGACATCCATGTAAATCCCATTTTCTAATAACTTTGCCTGAAAACCTCGGCGCAGCACTTGTTCCGCGGAGTCTACACGGATATCAACTAATTTACCTGGGTATTTCTCCGTACATGTCCGAACAAACTTTAGAAATTCGTCTTCCAGTTGTGCCGGTGTCAGTTCATCTTTTGTATAAAGTTCCTCCACCGTGACCACCTCTTTATACCCTTGTAAAACAGCATTACACACCCCGGCGTGAGCTGACCCATTACCGCCATAGTCAAACCCGATTGAGATAAAAGCGATGTCTTGTAGAACTGGAGCCGAATCGATCACGAAGATCTCCGGATCATCAGCGAATAAACGATAAATCGTACCCTCTGCCGCTACCCACAAGCCAAGAATGTACCGTTTAAAGAACACCCCGGTATACATCGCTCGGTAACGCTCTTTGATTTCTTCCGCCAAACTGAGGTTGTCGTCCATCGTAAAGTGCAAATAAAGCAGGTTAAGCTCCGCAACGTGGTCAATCCAATTTTGTTTAAACCAATGTCCCGGATTCCCTGGATTGCAGTTAAACCAAAATGTCGAACCCTTCACAGAACACCGGCCCGTGGCCTGGTTAACAAACGATTCTGGCATTAAAGCCACTTCATCAAAAAAGACCCCAGCCAGCGTTATGCCCTGAATGAGATCCTGGCTTCCTTCGTCCTTGCCGCCGAAGATGTAAAAAAAGTTAATGTTCCCGCTGTGATCGATCACTTCAATGTAATTCTCTGCCCGGTGTTCCTTCAATCGGTAACCGCGACTTCTCAACATGAGCTTCAGCCAAAAAAGCACATTTCGCCGAAAAGAAGCGATTGTCTTTCCGCACATCGCAAAATTCTGATGGCTGAAAGTTGCCATTGCCCAGATCACAAACGATAACGACATTGCAATTGTCTTCCCGGATCGGATTGCCCCCTCAGCGATAATGCCGTTCTTGTGTTTAACTGGGCTGTCTTTGGTCCACCAGTTTAAGACCATTCGCTGCTTTCGCGAGAACCGGCTGAACTTAAACAGGGCCGGCCGCTTACTCATCTTTCCAGTCCTCCGGCGCCGACCCTGTTAGAGCATCAATAAATCCATCAGATTCATATTCATCCGGAGGCGCTTCCTTGTCACGCTCTTTGGTGTAATTCAGCTTTTCTCTATCAAGCTTCAGGCGTTCCTTCGTATAGTTAACTTCCGCACGTTCTCGCTCTGTCATCGGCACCTCACCGGCGGTATCACGCAGGAACGTCGCGGCCTTTACATCACCCTTGGCAGCCTTGAGAAACATTGCAGCCATGACAAGCATCTGGTTGTCAGCGTCGGCAGGGTCAAGCCCTAGCTTCACAAGCTGCTTTTCGGCATCACCCTGGACCGGCAGCGATAACAGCAGCTTTGCCGCAGCCTTCATAGACTTCTTACGGCGTTTCGCTTCTCCTGATTTCTTCCCACCGATCGCTCCTTTTGCTTTTGCTTCTTCCGTTGTTCTTACTGGTTTAAGATTCTGTTCATTCACAATTTCAATCTACAAATGATATATAAACCAATTAAGCAAACGACAAACTGAGAAGCAGAAACAGAAAAGAAGTTGATCCAGAATGGAGATCCAAACACAGCAAATAACTCAGCACCTATGAGAACGCCACAAAGAAGTGAATACAGCACGATTACAACAATCTTATTGCTTATCCTGGCAATGCCCCAATATGCGATAACAAGTACCAAACAACCAGTGAGAACGTCTATTAAACCAAGCGGACTAAATAGGTTAGCTATAAATGCTCCCAGCAAGCATGCAAACCGATATTCCGGCCACCAAAATGGTAGCAAACAGATGATCTCGCTAATACGAAATTGAAATACTCCATAACCGATTGGGTTGATCATCGTCAACGCAACATAAAGGCCGGCCACCACAGCCGACCGCGTCATCATTCTTGTTTTCTCATTTCTCATAATGTCGCCACCTCTGTTCGTAATATTTCTGAATCCGGATGCCGGCCAGATAATTTTGAGTAAACACAACCTCGCGCCTTGCCCGGCTCGTCGTCTGGCTTACCTTTGTTTTCTCACCTGCTATCTTGCCGTAAAGCGACTGCTGAAGCCAGGAACTGGAGTCAACATAATCAAACGGTACATTGTCCAAAATCTTTTTGCGGGTCATACCCAAGCAATGCACCTTGCAGCCATGATCCCAAGCGTACTTGAGGAACATCATGTACTGGTGATCCTGAATATCCTCATTTTTGAATCCTGTCACAGCGACGATCCGACCTGCGTAGTCCTCACACATCCGCTTGAACTCAGATATTCCGCGGCCTTTATGCCACGCCGGGATGATCTTGTCAGAAACAGCTTCCAGCCGACTCCGGAGCTGCAAAACCCGCTCATAGCCGATCACGTTATCAACGTCCATCTCGAAATATCCAAGAACGTGTGGTTGATCAAACCGCTGGATGAACTCTGCATATCGATTTGTGTATGCGTCAAAGTCAACTTGAGTTCCTTTTTGAAAGCTGTGCGCTCCGAAATCAATCATAATCAGCTCGGAATGATCGCGGATAAATTCAGTGAGCTCCGGTCTCTTTTTTGCATAAAGCTGCAGTTGCTTGGCTGCCTCAAGCCTGGTGTGTCCTGCGATGATCGTGAAATCGGAATCGACAATGATCGGATTCTGAAAACCAAACTCCCTGATCGACGCCGCTACTGCGACGACTGCCTGCTCATTCCTTCGCGGGTTGTTCCAATACGGTATGACCTCATCGACCTGTTTCCAAACGATTTCCACAATTATCACTCCCTTCTTGCTTTCTTCTCGCTTTTTCCACTTCTTTCTTGTGGATAACTAAATACTTTTGATATTTTGCACAATGCCCTGAATCGGTACATTTTAGTGTACCTACACTGCATTTGATTGGGTCATTGCATGGTGCCTTTGTCATTGCTTACTCACACTCCTTTCTGGCAATATCTTCAAAAACAGAAAAAGAGCGGTCTAAGAAAAACAGATCGCTCCTTTAGATAGCATATCTATTAAGAGTATATATAAATACATACATATACATAAAATACAGTATATATTTAATAGATAGTAGGGAAGGCTGGCTGCAAGGCGATAAGCAAGTCCAGACTTTAACAGTTTTTGTATTTTGCAGGGATGAAGATGCTTACACAAGAAAGAACGGAGGTTGAAGGTGAACGATACGGTTTGTCTTTGTCAAATAAATACCCTGCCACATCTGGAAATAAATCCAGAAACCAAAAAAGGCGCTGGATTTTATCCAACACCTTTCGTGTCCATTACTGGGGACCTGGGACCATTATACCACTAAAAACAGAGGGCAGCTGCGCCAATTTCAGAAATTTAGCATTTTTTCGATCGCTTTGTCAATTCGACGCTGAACAGTTCGCCGTCCGATCTGCAGGACGTCCGCAATCCAGTCCTGGCTCTGTTTTAAGACATAATAATACTTGATTGCCTGGTATTCTTCCTGATTTAAAGTTCCCAACCGTTCTTCAATCCATTGCCGGCGAGGCTGCCATATAAGAAGCTGAACCTTGGCCTTTTTAATATCTTCGTACAGTGAGTTATATTTACATTCGTATGGATCGCCTGCATTTTCGTAAATCACGTCTTTCGCATGCGGGCTGCTGACGCCGTATATGGCGATTTCTGCATTAACGATAACCTGTTCCCATCGATAGCATTGATCGACGATATAGCGGTAACTACGAAGCTCATTTTCAAGATATTCTTTTCTTTCAGCCAAGGTTGCCATTTCTTTTTTCCTCCCGATTTGATATACTATTTTTGCGAAGTTTTAACCGGGAGCCGTAAGGCTTCTTTTTTTTATTGATTAAACATTTGCGTTTTCCCTGATTTCTTGTTGTGTAAACAAATTTTGCTGATTGCAAAGTTTATTTATAAAGTATATTTGACCTTTTCCAGTGACTTTTGGAGTTTTCGTGATCCGGATTGTGCCGTCAGGGTTGTTGATTGTTCGCTCTTTGATTTCCATCAGCCCTTGTTCCATCGACTTCTGAGTAGGCATATTTTTACTGCTTCCAGATTTCATTAGATAACCATTTTTTCTAAGCCACTCAAACAATCGTTTCTAACCTATTTCCACACCATTTTGTCTTAATATCTTTGATAGTTCACCAATTAAAATTGACGTGTCGCTACTTGAAACAGCATCAGCAAACAAAGCTTTTGGCTTCATCTCATTATTCTCAAGTTTTAATGCTTCGCAACGTTGGTTTAAGTATTCCAACGCACGTTTTGTTACATATTCAGGCGAATTCCAACGCCGTTCGACTTCAAGGAAATATTGCCTTGCTTGACGGCCTTTTTGATTGCGTTGAATCATTGCAAGTTCTTTGGCCATGTCTAAGGTGATCTGATAATCTTGAAGTTCTTGCCTTGCTAGGGTGTTAAAAACTTTACACCCTAAATAATCAACTCCTTCTACAAATCCATACTTCAACATCCTTTCAAACCATGCACTAAAGCGTTCGGTTACTTCTAAAAATTCATGCAGTTCACGCGCTGATACTGTGATCTGATCAGCGTTATATGTAATTTTCAATAATTCATTCATCTTATTTCACCTTCCTTTTTATTTATTTGTTTAATAGTGTTTATAAAAGCAATACCGTTCATTTCTATCGCTTTTTCTTTAGCTCTTTGGGTTCCTGTCATGATTGCGGCAAATTCATTAGCTTCAATCTCCTGAAAATATTTTTGCCATTCCGGATCATTTTTCGTTGCACCTTTTTTATAATGCAGGAAATAATGTCCTAATTCATGCCACATAACAAAATTTCTTAGTTCATCATCATCAATGTCTTCTAGAAAAATCCAAGTACAAAGATCATTTACAACTAAGAGTCTACTCACCGGAAATTCCCATCTTTTTATTGTTATCCCTTCAGCTTTTGCAATTTCGAAGGGATCAGAATTTGTAGAAAATTTTTTTGTCATTTCTAAGACATTTACTGTGGGCGTAATATTCATATAAAAACCTCCTGTATTTTCAATCGTTAAGGCAATTTGAAATCACAAGAGGCGAAATTTATGATATAATTTCATTGCCCCTTGTGGGTGAGCTGGGTAAGCGTCTTACGTCTGCAAACTGAAAACGCTTGCCCTTTTTATTTGTATTCTTTTGCTGCTTTGATGAAAAATTCGGTCATGCTCATGCCTTTTTCCTTAGCTTTTGTTTGAATTTCTTCTTTTTCAGCTTTGGTCAACCGCAGCATTACCCTTTCATCTCTTGGGATACCTTCTCTGTATGGTCTTCCCATCTTTTTTTTATCAGCAGACATATACCTCCTTTCCACTTACGTCTGCACATATATTATATATTACGTACATACGCAAGTAAAGAGATTTTTTTTACCCCACAGTAAATTTTCAAAGAACTATTTACGTGCATTCTAAGAGTTTTTTTATTTGCAATGATAGCTTTATCATCGAATTGCATTACCACGTTATAATGCACGTTACAATCAGTGAGAAAACGTAATTTTTAATTTCCCCACAATCTATCAACAATCAATATCACTGTCACAAACGCGACGGCGAGCAGCACGGGGATCATTTTGACCCCCTAAGCGCCGCCATACGTTTAACGGCTTGATGGTATCCTTTTGCTCCCATAGCTTGCAATGCAGCAAATGGATTAATAATCACATTATCACTACGGTTGATCCACGCCTCAACAAACTCAACTGTATACAGTGAATCGCCAAGTTCGGTAATAATCTGTTTTTCTAGTTCTGTCAGTTTAATCATTTTCTTCCTCCTCATTGATCCAATCCAGCGCCTGTCCGCAACAGCCACATCGCACACAAAAATGACATTTTTCATTTAGTCCACCCAAGCATCGCTTTTATAGCGTGCTTCTTCCTTTCTTCTCATATATTCAATCATTTCCTGTCCTCACTTTCTTCCGCAGGAATCCATTCCGTTTGCGTCTGCAAATTGGATTTTAATGCTTTGAACCATTCTCGTTGCATACTTCTCAGCATGCTGGACAAGATGACCATCTTATCCGCTTTTAAATCCCTGTATAGTGCCCGCCGAACGCAACGCAGCTCATCCCGTCCGAAACCATCTTGTGTTTTGACATAAACACCGATACCTGTTGGAAGTTCTCTTTCTACTTCCTTGTACAGTTCTTCAGGCATTGCGAAATAGTTATAATTTCCTATAAACGTTAAACTGGCTCTGCTATGAAAGTCTGCTTTACTGACTTTAATCTCAAAGCAATTAATGTATCTGTTTTTATCTACTGTGCAGGTGATAAAATCAACGATTTCTTTGCCCCACCATCCTATCGTAACTTCCCCGCATCCTATTTCATTGCTGCCAAGTCGTTTGAACAACAATTCTTCTATTTTCTTTGTTTCTTCCGTTTTCATTAATCCACCCAAACATCGCTTTTATAGCGTGCTTCTTCCTTTCTTCTCATATTTTCAACCTGCTTTCGCAGACCTAAATTCTCACGCTCAAGTTTCTTGTTTTTCTCTTTCAGTTCCGCAATGATTTCACATTTTTGGTAATTATCATCCTCAAGCGCCTTGTTTTCACGTCTTAATAAATTGATTTCTTGATTTTCATCTGTCATCGTTTCTCTCCTTTGCTTTTATCAGCTCTCTAATCTCGGAAATCTCTTCTGGATACCATTTAGCAATCGGAAATGACTGGATCATTAACTCAAATACTTTTTCTAATTCTTCCATCATAATCTCCTTTCCCCTGCCCTTTTTAGGGCTCCGGATGTTCGTCGTTTTGTCAAAACAGGGTGAGCTGTACATCTTCTGGCATCATTTTTTTGATCTGTTCTTTCGTTTGATCGCCAACATCTACCCACACCCTCAATGAGTCAGCCCGTTTCCCTTTTTTGATGGCAAGATAATCGTTATCTACCTCTGGCGGCGTAGGAAGGTAGTATTCAGACGGCAGCTCCGATCCCGTTGCTTCGCAGTATTTCGCGATTTCCAACTTGTAAGAAATTATATGATTCCGTGTAAGATTCATATTTGCGCCATCCGGCCAGAATGGATCGCTGCATCCATGTTCAAGGATATAATTCCAGTGACCGATTTCAAGCATTATCTGATGCGCATATTCCTCAATGGGATTCAATTCCTTTTTCATTGTTTCCTCAAAAAGGGAGATCGTCAGAGCTTATATCCAGCGCCGGTCCTGAGCTAAAATCGTCAAACTCATCATAGCTGGAATTGGCACTCTGAGTATTAGCAAAGCCTGAACTGCCATAATTTTGCGTGGCGTATCCACTTTGTGTAGTTCTTGCCGTGGTCCCTGTTCCCGCTGCCTGCCGCTGAATCTCCACCTTCTCACAGACAACCTCTGTGATGTGGACTTTCTGACCGTTGGAATTGTCGTAGCTGCGCGTCTGGAGTCTGCCGTCCACCGCAAGCAGCGCACCCTTTTTTGCATAATTGCAAATGTAATCAGCAGCCTGACGCCAAGCCTGGCAGCTGATCCAGTCCGTGACCGCATCATCCTGCCCCTTTTGCTTAGGGCGATCCACAGCGAGCTGGAAGCTGCAGACGGACAAGCCGGATTGCGTCTTACGCAGCTCTGGATCCCGGGCAAGCCGGCCGGTTATGACTACTCGGTTAATCATAATCCTTTACTCCTAACCGTTCCGCAAGGCGTTGGAGCTTGTTTGACTTAATACGGTTAACAGGCAGCGTCGCACCGAAAATGATTTTATACTGCTCAAGCATGATCTCAACGTCGGCAATTTCTTCCGCAATTCCTTTGAGAGTTTCTGCGCAAGGGTTCCTGCGAAATTTGTTGATGGCCTGGATCAGCTCTGCCATCTCCTCTATGCCTTGGTTAACCTGGGCTTCATCACCATATCTCTCTATGGCAAATTTATATAATTCTACTTTATTCACTTAATTTTCTTCCCACGGGATCATCCCGATAACTTCTATTTCTGTTTCTTTGAGCTTTAGCGCTCCGCTTACGAGTCGCAATCCTTCGACCGCGTTGTTACACATGACGTAAGACGGCGCCAGGTAGGGATAGCGGCGTAAGCGATAAACCATCAGCACGCTTCCAGCTCCTTTAACACCCGCTCAAGACGATAGCGTCCGTTATTGGTCAGCTGCGTTTGCCAGGCATTGGCCCTCGGTGACCAGCGGAAACCGTTCTTTTTCAGGACATCACGAACTTCCGCAGAAGGCTTTTCTTCAAAGATCAGCTTAATTCTCATGGCTTCCGGATCTTCTTCAACTGAAAATCCGTCATATTCTTTTCTGTCAGCCGGTTGTGATTTTGCGACTTCTAGCTTTTTAATCCGTTCTTTCACCCGCCGGATTTCAGCGCTGTTGTTTGATAGCGCCCAGCTCTCAAACGGTTTCGGATCGGCTCGCCAGCTGTCATTCATAGTCGCTTTCAGCTTTTCAATATTTTCCCAAGACAAGTCAGGACAGCCATCCAGCGTCTTATGCTTGCGGTAAAAGGCATTGACAGCCTTCATTGTTTCCTGTGCTTTTTCAAGGTTCGCAAGTTTGTTTTTCAGCTTTTCAATCACCTCAGGATCGCCGGAAGTTATGATCTCCTTACCGCTGAGCAGATTCCGAATTTTATCCTCTATCTCTTTGCACCGTTCATACTTCTCTCTATTCCGATCCCACGCCTGATTCTGTTTTTCTTTTTTCCGAACCGGGAAGTTCGCTGGTCCCGCGATCATCACTGACGGGCACATCTGATCGATCCGGAAATTGGTATTGTAGTAGTCTGCAAGCAGCTTTGCATACTGATCCGCTAATTTCTCCGCTTTCTCAGCGGCGTCTGGCCGTCTTTCAGCTACTTTTTCAGCCAGTTTGTATATTTCTTCCACTTCCTGCTGATAAGCCGCTGTTGCGCTTCCCTCGCGGTAATCGTCAAAAGACATCATTTCCTTTGATCGGCGGGCTGCAGCTTCGTTGATTTCGTAGTATTTTCTTTCCATTATTTTTTCTCCTGTTCTTTTAATTTGCGTCGAATTTCCTCGAATTCTTCACGGTTGAAATCGGCATCTTCTTCAACTTCTTTTTCAGATCCAGATTTCATCTGAACGTAGTAATCCGGGAGTATGTCCTGGCGCTTTTGAGTTTCCTTGCCACGAGATCCGCTATCCTGAGCACGACTCAGCCAATTTGTGACAAATCGCAATATTCCTCGCTTTGTTTTGCGTCTCGCCGGATCTGCAAGTAGCCAGCCTCTCATCTTGCGCAATTCTGTCACCACATTCGTTGCTTGATATAGCTGTTGCCATTCATTGGCCATTGATGTGGCTACAGGGTATTCTGTTCCATCGTTCAATGGCAGCATGATTAATGGCAGCTCTTGCGAAACTTCGGCAAACTCCTCTGGTTCTTCTTCGTCATAAGGTACAGGTTCGGGAGTATTTTCATCCGGCGTCGAGTCGTTAGAGCTCGGCGCAAAAGTATTTAAATATAAGCTACTGTTACTGTTACTGTTATAAGCTACTGTATTCCGAACTCTTTCAGTAAGGGTTACGGTAAGGGTTTCTAAAGCCTTTTTGAAATCTTGGCTTTTGTCCTTGGAACAGTCTTCGTAACCCATTTTTATAACCTCGATAAGATCACTTAAAAATACTGTATCTGGTAAAGTGCCTAGGAACTTTATAGCCCCTCTAATTTGGTTTGAGTTCTCAAAGCTGTTATACCGCAAAAAGTTCTTAATAAAGACGATTTCGTTATCTCTATCATATTTAACGCAACCGTTTTGCAACAGTTCTTTAAACCCTTTTCGAACCCTTTCTAAAGTCCATTTTATGTCAGAAGCAACATATTGCTCAGGAAGGTAATACAATCCTATTGAGCTTCGATGAGGACAGGTAAGAAGATATAAAAACAACAATTTCCCGTCATCACTTAATTTTCTGTTTTTTTGATCTCGCCAAAACAGGCTATCAATCTTGGAATACATTGTATAAACCCCTCCTTTACAAAATACCTCCGCTTTTTCGACACACGAAGCAAGGCTTTCCGAACTCTTTTGAAACCCTTTGCTTGAACAAATTTGGGTTTGCGTGACGGCCTGATAAGTGCATCAAAAAGATGCCTTTGCAGTTGCTTAAGTCAAGCTTTTTGAGATGATCACAGGTATGTGCTATAGACATGTGACTGTTAAGCAAACGCTCATATCTATCAATATCAATATTGTTTTTTTGATCTTTTGCAGCCTCGTATGCAAAGTGGATCACCCGGCCGTCATAGTTTGACTCGATGAAAATATAGTCGAATTTTTGTTTAGATAAATCCTCTGCGAAATACTTACAATCATTGACAAACAGGATCATCTCCATGTCGGTGTAGATCACAAAGCCCAAGCTATCCTCCGCGTCATGCTCAACGCTAAACGGGTAGACTCTTGTCTCTGCGGCAACAGTCTTGATCCGGCCGGCCTCCAGCAGTGTGTCCTGGTCATCACCAACGATCAACCGGTTGCCGTACACGCGCTTGCCTCTGCGGCGTAGATCGCCAGAAGCTGCAGAGTGATCCTTGTGGTTGTGTGTGATCAATACAGCGTCCACAGGGCGTAAATCGAGACCCTCTGAGGACATCCGGCGCAAAATCTCAGCATAGGGAAGGCCGGCCTCCAGTAGTAGCACTACCGGAGGCAAGTCTTTGCGATTTAATGTAATGTGATAGCAGTTGCCAGCAGATGAACTGGCCAAACACCGGAATTCCATAATCAGAACGGATCAGCCGACACGGTGACCTTCTCGGCTTCGTTACGGACGATTTCAGGGACTTTTTGCACGCTCTCTGCCTGCTGAGGGATTGCCGGAATATCGTCCTGTACAGGGCGGCTTCCGGACTGCTCAGCGACTTCTGCATCCACTGCGCCTTCCTTGTCAATACGTTCGTCTTCCGGATCTTTGTATTCATCGTCTTTCATTGAATCCTTATAGGATTCAAAGATGTAGGAATCCCCAAAGTCCTTCGGAATTGGTTTCGTTACATTGTTCCGGATCTTTCTGATGATCATGGATTCCCGGGAATGCGGAGAGCGCCAGGCTGGACTAATGTATTTTTGTACAGATTGATGGTTCAGGATCTCTTCTAAAGATAGATCCTTTACTCCATCAATTATTTCTTTGCGTTTTGCTGCCTGTTTTTCTTTTGCTTCAATGGCAGCTTTGCCCTCAAGGTTATAAGCACTAATCCCAAAGTATTCCCCCATCAGATTTTGATTGATATGGGCAAGCAGATTAACCTTTACAGACTCACGATCAGCAATGTGATATTGTGTAGTCCCGTCGGTGTAAGTGACCGGATAAACGACACGAACAACTTTATTGCTATAGCCTTTGGGCTCCCACTCCGGTGGTACAACATCAAGACCTTTGAAGTGAGGGAACTTAAACTCATCTCCCTCACGAACTAGCCAGTAAGGATGTACTGTCTGAACATTTACACCATACTCTCGTAAAATACGATCATTACCGTCACCTTGGATACCAAAATCAAGATGAGGTGTTTTGTTGGGCTTATTGATATCCCGAGGAGTGATATAACACTCCTCAGGAATAGCTAATGCATTGAGCTTAAACATGGCAGCACGCTCTAGGATCGTGGCCACATCATCCTTTAAGACGTTGATATCAATTTGGTTTGCTTTACAAACGTCAAAGCACTTTTTAAAAGCATTTTTTGCGCAGATCATCTGGTAATCATCTAAGCGCATACCAACTTTTCCTAATCCCTCTGCAGCGCCATTAATAAACAATTCTGATAGTTTCTGCTCAGCGGTTCTAAAAACCTTGATTGGCGTATTCTTATTTTCTTCTGCCATTGTTAAGCCTCCACGCAGACATAGCCTGCCTTTTCTCCTCGGTCGCTCTGGATGACTTCAAAGGTTACACGCTGGTTCTTCTCCGCCCGCTTGAAGCCCTCAGCTTGGATGTCTGACCAGTGAAAGAAATAATCCTTCCCATTGTCACCAGCGATAAATCCATAGCCCTTCTTTTCCTCAAAAAATTTGACTGTACCTTTTTCCATTACCTTTTACCTTCCCTTTCTTACGCTGTGATCAGCGTTACTTTGTTGTAGTTGATATCGTCAACTTTGGTTGTGATGATCTGTGCCTGTGTCGGAATTGCCGCCAGGCTGGCTGTGTCGAGCTTATCACACTCATCAAAGATGTAAGGCAGATCGCCCAATCCGAGATGACGCTTGACACACTCAGCAAGATAGATGCCGGTTATAATCTTTTCTGAACCTGATCCGTCCTCGAACGGTGTGTTTTTATCCAACACTGAGGGATAGCACACCTCATCCCAGCTGCCTTTTTTGAGATTGTATTTGATCAACGTAAATTGAACACGATCACCAAACACACCGGAAATCCGACGCTGGAACAGACCAAGCTTGATCTCTAAAAACCGATCGACAAGGATTGACTGTTGCTCAAAATCAATGAGCTTGTCCTCTTTTACCTTGATCTGGTTCCGTAGTGCATCAGCCTTTTTTTGTGTAGCGAGATAGGCGCCATGGTCATCCAGCACACCGCGGTACTGCAAAGTCTCAACATTTAACCGCTGGATCTCTGCTTGTACGTCGGCCACGGATGCCTGTTGTGCTTTGACCAAATTGTCATAGCTGTCCTGGGCCTCTTTTACAGCCTCCTTGAGCATTGTTGTCTGCTCTGAGTCAACTATATCAGTCAGCTGTTTACGCAGCTGTCCGAGGCTGTCCTGGGCTTGCTGAGCGTCTTTCTCAAACTCTCGGATCTGCTGCTTAATTAGCGGCAGATTTTCCTCTGCATCTTCTTTCCCTTTTCGCAATTCATCCGCTTTAAACTTGAGATTTTCAATGTCATTTTTGATCTGCTTGCCCTGCCGGATGATGTAGTCCAGATCCCGCTGTTTATTGGACTCCCAGGCAGTTCTATAACTTTTGAGTGCTTCTTGATTTAGTACATATCCACAGTTAGGACACTTTTCTTCTTGTGTTTCTTGCGCTATGTATTCTTCGCCTTCTCTTTGATGATATTGTTGTAAAAGTTCTGCTTTTCGTGATTCAAGTTCGCTTTTTTGTTGTTCAATACTGGCAATTCGTTGATCATTGCCAAGGATCGCATTCTCAGCCGACACTTTGCGTCGGATTAAATCCTGCGCTTGCCATGTGGCATCCTGTTGCACTTTTTGCAGTCGGCTGATCTCCGCCTCAATTTGTCGGTTGTGCTCCTGTACTGCCTCCATGTCTTTTGTCCGGCTCTCGGCCAGCTTAAGGGTCATATCGGACAACTTGAGCTTTGCCTCGTTGATCTGTGGATTGTCTCGGCCGGACAGCTGCACCTGCAGGCCAGCGATCTGCTTGTCAATCTGAGTGATAGACTCTTGAGCCTCTTTGAGCAATGTAGGGTCCACATCCTGCACTGACTCTAAACCTTTGACCTGTTGCTCACTGGCCTCAATGTCCTTTTTTACTGCAGCAACCTGCTGCTTAACAAATTTTTGCGCCAGCCCCGGGTCATATTGATATCGGGCCATCAGATCCCGGATCACCAACAGCGTCGGATCAGCCGCAAATACGTCCTCATTACTTACATCCCCAACAACCTCAACGATAAAGCTGCGCAACGTCTTATAGTCACACTCTTGACCGATGTAGTACGGGTCAATCAATGTCCGGGTCAGATCGAACTTTGATGTCTCAAGCTGTCGATCGGTGCCAAGCAGCTTAAGCAGCGCCCTTTTTGCCTCACTCTGTGTTTTGTACTTGGTGCCATCTATCCAATAATCGGTGGTATGTTGCAGATCGCCTGGATCACCAGAACCTTGCTGTCTTGGCCGCCAACCCTTATAAACTTTTTTGAGCGTGAAGGCATCACAGACTAGCTCAACGCTGACCTCGGCCTCCTCAATGTAGCCTGGCTTAAACGACTGATAGTCGGATGATCCATCAAGCAGCAAATCAGTCAGCGCCCAATAGATAGCCAGGATGGTGTTTGTCTTGCCTTGCCGGTTCGGGCCCGCAAAAATGCTGCGGCTCATAAGATCATATTCCGCATGTACAATATTGCGAAAATTGTCAATGATAACTTTTTTTATCTTCATCATTATTTCCCTTCCTCCAGCTGCTCCATGAGCTGAACAATTGAATCTGTATCCTCGGCCTCCGACCACAATGCACGCTGCTGATCCACCGTGGTTAGGCCGTTGCTGTAATAATCTTGCATGATCTCAAACATTCGTCTGAGGCCATCCGTGGCTGTGCTGTATCGACAGTAGCGATCACCACATCGGATTCCGGCAGGATTGTGCTTGTTGAGCCATGCGGACGAGCTTCCCCAGCC